ATGACAAGCATATTCGACGTGGCCGCTTACGTGCTGGACAAGCTCGGCGTCATGACCACCATGAAGCTGGAAAAGCTCTGCTACTATTCACAGGCATGGTCCCTCGTATGGGATGAACGGCGTCTGTTCCCCGAGCGATTCGAGGCATGGGCCAACGGCCCGGTGTGCCCCGACCTATACCATGCGCACAAGGGCATGTTCAAGATCACGCGCGGCGATATTCACGGCGACCCGTCGAACATAGACGAAGACGGCACCAGCACCATAGACGCGGTGTTGAATGCCTACGGGAAAATGGGAGCCTACCAGCTCAGCGAGCTTACCCACAGCGAACGCCCGTGGAGGGATGCGCGAGGCGATCTCCCGCAGGGAGCCATCTGCAACACCGAGATAACTGAAGCGGCCATGGCCGAATACTATGGGAGCCTTACCGACTAGCGCCGTAAAGCCCCTGGCTTTAGCCATGGGGATATAAGGCGCTTTGTTTTTTTGGTGTTTGGGCGTGTATCGTCTTTCCGAATTTAATTAGATAGCCTCCTGCTGTATAATTGTTTTCGTGAGGTACAAAAGCAATCGGAACGTGGTGTACTCATGCAAATACCATGTCGTGTGGTGCCCGAAATACCGTCGCCGCGTCCTTGTGAACGGGGTTGATGAACGGTTGAAGGACATCATCCGCGAGGTATGCGCCGAGATACACGCGGACCTGATCGAGATGGAGGTCATGCCCGACCACGTGCATCTGCTCGTCGAGGTAGACCCCCAGTACGGGATACACCGGGCGGTGCGCCTGATCAAAGGCAGGTCATCCCGATTATTGCGTGGCGAATACCCGTGGCTGAAAAGCCGGCTGCCCACGCTGTGGACGAACTCGTACTTCGTGTCCACGGTGGGCGGCGCCCCGTTGAAGACCGTCAAACAGTACATAGAGAACCAGAAGCACGTGTAAGGAAAGGAGGTTCCCGCTCATGGTGGACATGGGATACCGGTTCCGCATCTACCCGAACCAGAGGCAGCGGCAGCTGATCGAACGCACGTTCGGCTGCACACGTTGGGTGTGGAACCATTTCCTCAACAAGCGTCAGATTGAATACGCGGAGACCGGCAGAAGCTCGCGCGCGTTCAGGCAGATGAAGGATTTGCCAAAACTCAAGGCCGCAAACCCGTGGCTCAGAGAGGTGGACTCCGTCAGCCTGCAGGCCGTCCTCCAGCATCTCGACCGCGCGTACGACAACTTCTACCGGCGCATCGCATCGAAGAAGAAAGGAGGATACAAAGGAACCGCCGGCTATCCGAGGTTCAAAGGCAAGCACGACAGACACCAGTCATACACGACTAAAAACGTCGGCCACACCGTGTATGTGGTGGACGACAAACACGTGCGCCTGCCCAAACTCGGCATGGTCAAAGCCAAGGTCAGTCGCCCCGTGACCGGCGTAGTCAAATCCGCGACCGTCAGCCGTAATCCCGCCGGTGAATACTACGTGACTATCAATGCGCCGGCGTATGCCGGCATATGGAACCAGCTCCCGGAGAGTCGATTGGCATCGACCTCGGATTGAAGGACTACTGCATCACATCGGAGGAGGTGAAACATCCCAACCACCGGTATCTCAAGCAGAGCGAGAAACGACTGCGACGCGAAAAACGGAAACTGTCCCGAAAACCAAGGGGCGGCAACAACCGTGAAAAACAGCGCATCAAAGTCGCCAAACTCGAGCAGAAGGTGGCGCGCCAGCGGCGCGACACGTTGGACAAACTGTCCACCATGCTCGTCCGCAGGCATCCGATCATCTGCATGGAAACCCTCATGCCGAAGAACATGATCAGGAACCACAGGCTCGCCAAACACATCAGCGATGCGGCCTGGGGCGAGTTCGCGCACATGCTCGACTACAAGGCCGGATGGTACGGGCGCAAAATCATCCACGTGGACAGGTTCTACCCGTCCAGCCAGCTCTGCCACGACTGCGGATACCTCAACCCGGAGGTCAAGAACCTCGATGTGCGCGAATGGACATGCCCGCAATGCGGCGTGTTCCACGACCGGGACATCAACGCGGCCCTTAATCTGCGCGGCGAAGGCTTGAGAATCCTCAACCAACTCGAACCAACCGCATAACACATAACTGAACAAAAGGTAGGGCGGGACACGTCCGAACCAAACGCTTGCGGAGACCCTGTAAGCCCTTCACGGACTCGAAGGCAACCGGTCGATGAAACAAGAATCCCCCGGCTTCAGCCGTGGGGAGTGTCAACGACTAGTGGGCCACCGCAGCAAAACCAAGAGCATCAAGGCTAAAACCCCGAGCTCTTCAAAACGTGTGCCCGCGCATCGCGTGGCGAAAAGCTATCATGTCCCCGAATCCGCCACGGAGATTCCCAAGGATTCCGTGAACCGTCGCATCGTATTCCGTTTCGACTGCGTTGACCTTGAGGCCGACTGTCCATGGTCGCTCGCGCACATGAGCGACGAGGAGCATCGGCTGCTGCTGTTGAAGATGCGTGACTTCGAAAAGGCGACGGTGGGCGAGATCATTAGCCCCTCATATCAGGCGTTCACCTGCTACCCTGATTTCACCCAATGCCCCAACCAGACGCCACAGGACCGGCTGGCGAAATACTATGAACGCGAAGGCGATGCGTTGGCCCGGTTCCGCTTGGGCGGAACCGAACGCCTGTACGGTTTCCTTGTAGGCAATGAGTTTCACATTCTCTGGTGGGACCCGAACCATGAGGTATGGCCCTCCACTAGGAAACACACCTGACCATCATATTGTAGTGGTATACAAAATGGTCCCGTCCTCCAATACGGGAGGAAAGGTCGGGGAACAGCCTGGCCCCGGTCGGAACCGAAATTGACACCATGCGTGCCGCTAAGCATAATTGAAGTGTCTCATGAAACGTTAATAGCCAACCGAAATAAGCAAAACATACTTGGATGGTGAGCGTCTGGTATGCGTCAAGTGCCGTGGCCCCAGCAGGGTCACGGCACTTTTCATACGAACAGCAATGGTCCCGTCCTCCAATACAGGAAGACGGGACCATTCATGTTCCTAGCGGCTTGTTCATTGGGCAAGTTGCATGATTCTAGCGGATACACTCGGAATCGTTATGTTGCCGCCCATCGTGGACTCATAGGTTATCGTCCCATCAGTGGTGCCCCACAAATCAACTATGTCATCCTCCAGAAGTCGATTATCGTTGCCGGTGCGCATGTATGAGACGAATATGACCTTGTTGGAATCCCAGATTCCATAATCGCCCTGCTCCACGCTGACTCGATATTGAGTGTCAATATCACCTTCAATGACCTGTACGATTTTCCCATGGAAATGGACGCGCTTGCCCTTGTTCGCATCAGGGTTTCGAGCCAGATCATCGAAAGGTATATCCTGCGCGGACGCCTTGAACTGGTCATCTGATTCATCGGCCGTGACGGAGAAGGTCGCCTCGAACCCCTTGAACTCCACGGTGAACTCCTGCGTCTGACCCGCTTGAAGCTTACCGGGGTTCTTGACGGTGAAGCCCGATATTCCGTCCCTTGTGGAGCCATCGTCATACGTGGCCGTCACGTCTATGCCTTCGGTCGAATTATTTATCTCGGTGCCATCGGCCGTCGAACCCGAATACTCGGCTGTGATTCCAGTCAACGATTTAGGTTTCGGGGTTTCCTTGGTCTTGGAACTCTGGGAGGGGTCGGAGGTCGCAGGCGCGGTTGCGTCGTTCTTGGCTGCTTCGATACCGGACGCGGCCAAGCCGACAATCAATATGAAGACAATGATGCCAGCAATCGCGGCACCTGCGAGGCTGAGGACGAATTGCCATATCTTCATGGTGATTGTTTTTGCGGCGGGCTTCAATCCGCGCGGCTGCCCCGAGGGAAAGTACGGGTCAAGCGGATGTGGGGCCACATATTGCCCGGCCTGCGGTTGTTGCGACTGTGGCGCGTATGCACCGTATGTGGGAGTCGGTTGTGGCGTGGGCTTATCGGCGGACTGCCGCGACGATGGTTGACCGCCCGATTCGACCGGCTGCTGTAATACGGGTGGTTGTTCTGGTTCACTCATTTTTTGTCTCTTCTCTCCATTGGGGTTGGTGAGCTAATTGTATCCACGAACCGTGTTCCCTGATTGCAAGAAACACGGATAAGGTACATAATCATGCGGCCCGTGCGGCAAGATTGTCATGCAGCCATCGCCGGTAGTCCAACAGGACGCCGACGGTGATGCCCAGTTCCTGCGCCATCGCGTAGGGTTCTCCCCCGTACAGGTCTTCCGTGCGCATGTATTCGATGGGATTAATCAGAGAGAACGCGGTCTCCTTGCGGGTGAGGCGTTCTTCTTTCTCCCGGCTCAGTAATCCGAGCCCGTCATCGAAGTGTTTTGCGTGGATAAGCTCATGCTGCAACGTGCATACCCGTTGTTCCATGCTCATGGTGGGGTCGATGTACGCGGTGCGGGTATCGGGATCGTATTCCCCGCACTGCGTCCCGTCGAACTCCTTATCCTCTATGAGGACTCCCATGTGTCGGGCCTCAATGGTGAGGTCAGTCCATGTTTTCACGCCCGGACTCCGCCTGCTTGTTCTCATCCCGATAAGCGGCCTTCTCCACCTGTATCTTCTTGCCTATGACCTTTTCGAGCTGGGACGCCACCGAGGCTGTCTCGGATACCGGCTGGCGCAATGTTTCCTTGGTGAGGCGAGCCAGTTCGATCATCAGCGAACGGCCGGTGGTGCCCGACAATGCGGCAAGAGCATCTACGTCGTTGGTGTCGATGGCCCTTTTGCCGTTGACCCTTTCGCTGACATACGCTTCGGTGAAACCGAGGTATTCAGCAATCTGACGCTGCCTTACCTTGTGCGCCTTCATGTACTTTTTATACTCCGTCGCAAATGCCAAGGCGAACGCAGACATTTCGCGGAAATCATTTGGGTTAGCCATACTTAAATCTTAGCATATGCGATACGGCGTGTCTAGTCTTGACAGAAACTTGGCATATGCTAAGTTAATAGACATGAGCAGCACACAGAAACTAACAACAGCCGGTATTCGATACCGACTCTTCATCGCACAGAAAAGCCTCCGATGGCTTGCAGCGAAACTCGGATGGGATGTAAGCAAACTATCCCGCCGACTCGCCGGCCAGCCGGCCTTCAAAGTCGATGAATTGGACATGATCTGCGAAGCGCTCGGAGTCAGTTTCGAGGAACTGCTCACCATTCCAGTGGACATGCATGAGAAGTTCTTCGGCACTGGGACGCCTGACTTGGAGGTAACAGCATGAGTACAGAAAACATGGAAGCCCCTGAGATTTACAGCGGAAAGGTAGGAGTAGAGATCGTACCGGACATGCGCAAGCTCAGGAGCTTCGCCAAGGACTTCATCGCCCTCGTGGACAGTTACTGGCCGGAGGAAACAGGTAGTCCCTTGGCCACGCAATCCAGGCAGACCGGCAACTGTGATTCGCCTACACCGGACATGTCCTCGACACAGCTCCGGCAACTCAACGCCAAAATAAAAAAGGAAATCGAATACACGCGCAATCTCTACGAGTGGCTTATTCAATTCCAGCGGGCGCTTGAGGCAGGAGGGGAATCTTCTCGTCCGGCGCAAGGCGACGAAGGACCACGCAAACCTGCCGGAGAGCTTTGTCCGTCATCCGATACTGCTCGAAAGCCAACTCCTGATTCTCCGTCAGAACATCAATCGACTTGATTGTCTTTTGATTGGCCTGAACCAGTAGATCAACAGCCTCGAATAGCTTGTCAATCTCGTCTTGATGACCGTCCGAACCGGTTTTCTGCAATGACTTCCTGACCGTATCGACAAGGGAAACCGCCTGTTCGACCAGTTTGATCATCGAACCGACTTCTTCCATTTCAGACATGATACTTCCCTTCGCTGGTTTGACTGTGAATATCGCAGTTCCCAGTCTACCCGCGAAGGGACCTTACAAGAAAAGAGAAAACCCAATGGTCAGCCAGAATCGTAACCTTTCCCAGAAGCTCGTGGTCGAGGAACGTCGTACCCGTGAATACTTCACCGGCAACGTCACTGCCGAAGGTCTTATCAACGCGGAAATCGACACCGATTACGGTGCCCGTCCCCTCACTCCAAGTCAGGCGCGTTTCGCCGCCAAGGCCCTTGAGGACCTGGCCGACTGCGCCGACGAGAAGAACGAGGAATAACAAGTCTTGCCGCAGTGGGTCGTTTTTTATCCACCTATCGACTACAGGCAAATAAATACCATACTGCGATCTGCTGCGGCAACCATCGGCCGGAACCCTTCGGGGTGTCTGGACACGCACCATCGTCACCACACCATAGGACTCGTCATCCATCTCTCAGAAACCAGAAACACGGTGGCGGCAAGGGCGTTCTCGGTTCGAATCCGAGTCCGGCCACGAGGAAAGGACATGTCATGAACAGGAAAACGTATGGGGCTCACTGCTCCGGCTGGCAGCATTCACCTGATGAACGTCGGCACCGGCATGAGAACACGAAGACAATCACTTGTCTGACGTTGGCGGCGACCGGGTTCCTGATTCTCTCACTGCAACCCTATGCGGGCCCGTGGAGCATTCTCGCAGGCTTCATGTGCTGTTCGCCCGTCATGCTCTCGTTCGCATTGTCGAAAGGAACACAAAAATGATCTGGTTCATACTCGCCGTAATACTCCTGCTCATCGGAGTCGGCATGATAGCCGTCGCACTCGCCAACGGTGGCGACGGAGCCGGTTTCGGCTTCATTCCCATCATCGTCGCCGCACTGTTGATGATTCCGGCATGCCTATACTCGCTGGACGTAGGCGAGGTGGCCGTCATCCGCAACATGGGCGGCTCCGTCGCCGGTCATGCGGAGAACGCGGGCTTCCATGCGAAGGCGCCGTGGCAGTCGGTCATCAAATACGATACGCGCAACAACCTCATCAACTTCTTCAAGGACACCGACTACAAGTACGACGGCGGCAGCGCGGAAGGCAAGGAGATCACGGTCAACGACCGTAGCGGTGCCAGCGCGAACATCGACATTCAGGTCAACTATTCGCTCGAACCGTCCGCCGCCGAAATGCTCTACTCGGAATACGGCAAGCAGACCACGTTCACGCAGAACTACATCGGCAACGACCTGCGCAGCGTGGCCCGTGAAACCTCCGGCAAGTTCGACACGATCACGATGCTCACCGACCGTGGCAAGTACACGAAGGCCGTGCAGGACGCGCTCACCTCGAAATGGAAGAGCATCGGCCTGACCGTCGAACAGGTGTCCGTGCAAGACATCCGCTACCCGAAGTCCATTACCGACAGCTACGCGCAAGCCCAAGCCGCCGAGGTCGCCAAGCAGAAGGCGAAGAACGAGCAGGAGACCGCGAAGGTCGAGGCCGAGACGAAGCGCATCAAGGCGCAGGGCGAGGCCGACGCGAACAAGGTGCTGAACGATTCCCTGACCGACAACGTGCTCCGGCAGCATTACATCGACGCTTTGAAGAACGCCGACCAGCTGATCGTCACACCCGAGGGCTCCAACACCCTCATCCAACCCAAATGATTCTTCCGGGCGGGGTTCTTTATTCCTTTACTTCCTCGTCCGGTGGCAGCCAAGCGCATGGTGCCGCACCTACGAAGCCTTCCAATGGTCATGGACTTCTCCAAGGTGCACCGGGTTCGACTCCCGGCTTGGCGCTCAGAAAATTTAACCCCTTCGCGTCCTGCGTCGGAAAACCAATACAAGGGTTTTCGGACGTGTCAGCACCGGCGCAGAAGGACAACCAAACAATCAAGCCCAGTGAAGGGAAACAATCATGGAACTCACACCATCAGACCAGATGAGACTGCTCAACGAGGCCCGTGGACTATTGCCGCAGGGCGAGCTCGAACACCGCGCGAGGCAGATACTCGACTCATATACGCCGAACCAGCAGCCCGCGCCACAGACACCGGGCTCCCCGCGACTCATCATCAGCGACTTCCTCCGTTCGAAAGGATTCGAGCCGATGAGGAAAAGCGCGTTGCACTTCGGTTCCCGTTTGGCCGAGAACTACAAGATGAAGTTCGGCGCCTACCCGCCCAAGCACGGGAAGACCTACATCTACTACGAGATCGACCGGCCTCTCATGGAGGAGACGTGGGCTCAGATTCAGACGGAGGACGCCGACTGATGGCATCTGATTTCAACTCCATCGCCAAAGCCATCCGTTATCTCGGTGATTGCGTCCGTTATCTCGCTGACAAGTATGTGGCCGTGAACGATCGCGTGTACTCGGATTGGAACGAGGCCTCGAAGGTCGTGGGAGACGTTGGCCGTGACCATGTGGCCGATTATGCGGAGGCCTCTCACAAGCAGGGTAAGTCGCGTACTTGGCGTCACAGTCACCTGATGGAACGCGAGGAACAATTGTCCATGCAGTCGAGGGGTTCTCATGTTGACCCCGAATGATGTCCGGCATAGAAAGTTCCGCACGTATCGTTCCCTGCTTTACGGAGAGGTCTACGACGTGGAGGACGTTGACGATTTTCTCGACTTGGTGGCCGACACCATCAAGGTTTTAGGCAAGGAAGTACTCAAAGCAAGAAAGGAGGGGCAATGACCGTCGAGCAGATGACCGATGACGATTACTTCGCGTTTGACGCGGTGGACCAGACCGCGTTGAAGAAGTATCTGGTCAGCCCGTTGGCGTATTCGCAGTATCTGACCGGCGAGCATTCGTCCTCCCCCCAGTTCGAGTTCGGGAAGGCGGCTCACAGTCTCATATTGGGCAGTGGCCCCGAGGTGCTGGTGAAACCGAACCTACGCACCAAGGAAGGCAAAGCCAGGTATGCGGAGACATTGAAACTGCATGAGGGCGAGGATATCGTATGGCTTTCCCCCGATGATGTGGAGAAGGTCGAGGCCATGCGGGACATGGTTGGAGATTTCTTCACGAAGCTGGATGGTCAGCCGGAGGTGGCGATGATCGCCGCCGACCCTGATACCGGATTGTTGATTAAGGGCAAGGCGGACTGGTTGCCGTCCACTCCCGACCCGGATGGTGTGCTGCGTATCCGTGATTACAAGACCACGGTGAAGTCGCCGGACGAGTTCGAGCGTTCCTGCTGGCAGTACGGGTATCACATTCAGGCCGCGTTCTACATGCGTCTCTACCGGTTGACGATGCCCGAATATAAGGGGCCGTTGGGTTTCGAGTTCGTCGTGCAGGAGAAGAACCCGCCGTTCGACTGGATGCGCTACGAGATTCAGGAGGATTCGCCCATCATCACCGAACTGGCGGAACCGAAGATAAACCACGCCTTGCAGGGCATCAGATGGTTCCGTGACAACACGGAGGACCCGTTGGAGGCCATGAGGGCCTACGGGTTGCCTAAATACCCGAAGGATGTCGTGTTCCCCGACTGGAAGCTGTTGGAGGAAGAGGAGGAGATTGAATCATGGCGGTAATTAAGAAGGACGCTCGGGGCGGTCGTGGCACGTATGCGACCCTGGCTCAGGTCGTGAACTATGTGGACGAGCAGGGGTTCGACCTGCAATGGCCGACCCAGTTGGTTGACGGACGCCTGTATGTGGATACGGCCGTCAGGAAGAAGGGCACGGACAAGTGGATTGCCAGTAATTGTCTTATCCCGGTCGAGGTGGGTGATTCGCGTGGCATGAGCGTCATGCAGGCCCTCGGTTCCGCATTGACGTATGCGCGACGATACAGCACTTGCGGCGCGTTCGGACTGGCGACCACGGATGATGACGGTGAGACGAGCGGCTACAAAAAGCGTTCTGTCAAGGGTATGACCGACGAGCAGAAAACACAGATCGACCGGATTCTTGAAGACTGCAAGATTCCGGTGGGTCAGGAGAACGGTTTCATCGGCAACGTCCTGCAAACGCGGGTCGCTTATGGCACGTTGACCGAATATCAGGCGCAACGGTTCATCGACGCTTATCGACAGCATAACGACAAGGTTAAGGAGGCTCCCAGTGAGCAGTGAGATTGGTTTGAACGACGTGAAGCCGGGCATGTGGGTTGAGTTTGATGATGCGGACGGGCATTATGCGGGCGAACTGCATGAGATGAAGAACTCGGAAAGCATGGTGGACGGTCTCATCATGAGTATGGGCCATAAGCCGCCACTGTACATCGAGACCGAGGATGAAGGCAATCTCGTGGTTTTCTTGGATTTTGGCGATGGGTACAGTACCGGTTTCGCTCGGAACGTGCATGTGTACGAGTCGAAGCCCGAGACGGAATCCGTCAAGCAGGCTGAAGATGATGACAAGAAACCGTTCTGGAAAGGCAAGACCTGCGGGGAGCTGGAAGGGCTGCGTGTCAAGATAACGTGGAATAACGGCGACACGATGACCAGTACGCTCGACATGGTGGGAAACGTTGCTCATTGCGTCTCTCTTTCTCCCGCCATTCGTTCATCCTCGACTTTCGTCCCTTACTCCGGTATCAAGTCCATCGAACTGGTGGATGATGCTTTCCGTGAGCGTATCACCGATATCACGAAGGTTCGCCCCGGCGACAAAGTGGTGGTGAAGAGCGGCAACGAGTACACGGTGAAGAAGACGGATTCTGACCGTATGGGCGGACAGACCCTGTGCCTGAGTATCGGGGAGCTCGGCTTTCCGGACGGGTGGTGGGTGGATGACTACTTTTTCCAATATGCGTACCGCGGACCGTACACGATGGATGACCTTCCGAAGGAGCCGGGCTTCTACAAGGCTCGCACCGAATCGGTGTGGAAGCATGACGGCAAACGTTGGATGCCGGTGCTCTCCCATGATGGCACCATCGCCCCCGCCTTCCCATGCCAGTCCCAATCCCGCAGCCAGTTCTTCAAGACCAGTGTCCGGGATGATCGTTTCCCGTTCACGAAGGTGGAGGCGAGCTTCGAGTGACTTTCACCCCGAGGCCGGGCTGCAAGTGCGCCAGATGCCTGTGGGCTCACGGGGACAAGATCACGCTCCCCCAATGCCCCACATGCGGTGCCGTTGATTGCGCCGGAGCCCAATCACACATGCTGGTCTGCAACAGGCGGGCCATGGAGAAACACAAGACGAACAATTACAGGAGGAATGCGTAATGGCCGGAGAACCAAGCATCGAGTTTACCGGATATGCGGGAGAGATCAAGGATTTTCAGGATTCCAGTATTCTCAACGTCAGCGTCCATCCGGGTTACACGGATAAGAACACGAACCAGTGGGTTGACAAGGAGCCTCAGTTCTATGGTGTGCGTCCCTTGTCGAATCAGGCGAAGGATGCTTTGAATCAGGTTCGCCAGTTGAAGTCCCAGCCGAACATGAGCGTGAAGGTTCTTGTGAACGGCAGCTTGTCCAAAAGAGTGTCGGAAAAGGATGGGAAACGGTATGAGAATTGGGATGTCGCGGCCCGCACCATTGCGGTGTTGAGCGCGAAACCCAAGGCCCAGCAGTCTGGTTTCCAACAGTCGCAGCAGCAGTATCAGCAAGGATTCCAGCAGCCGCAACAGGGATTCCAGCAGCCGCAACAGCAGTATCAGCAGCCTACGGACCCGTGGAGCCAACCCCAGGACGAATACGGAAATGGGCAGATCTAACCCGTCCCAACACGTCAAGGATTTGGTGGACGCACGCGACCAATACCGGTGCGTCCGCTGCGGCAAACCATTCCATTGGAGCGGTTTCAGCCGGCATCATCGCAGACTCCGGTCACACAAGTGGCCGGGACTGCATGAGGCGTCGAACCTCATCTTGGCGTGTGGGAGTGGCGATACGGGATGTCATGGGTGGATTCACGCCCATCCGCGTGAGGCCATGAGCTTGGGGTACATCGTGAGCGGTTTCAACGATCACCCCGAACTGGTGCCGATTCTCACCGCCCAACATGGTTGGGTGCTTCTGGACGATAAGGGAGGTTGGACGCGATGCGAACCGCCGAAGCAGTAAGCCTGTTGTTCATCCTGCTCTGCCGTGACCCGCAGTTTCGGCGGGCGTTGTACAAGCTCGACCCTGTGTTGTTCCGCAGGTTCACTAATGGGGAGGTGTGGCTGTGAACGTTGATGACATGACCGATGAGGAGTTCATCGACTATTGCCGGAACGGCGGCGAACTGTCCGGCCTGATAACTGAACGTCATCCGAAATGCGATTGGTGCGGTGGCATGTGCCGGGTCGGCAAGGATGGCATGTGCCGGAACTGTCGTGTCAGGGAACGGCGTCGAACCGACCCCGAGTATGCGCAGCATCTGCGTGATCTGGCGAATCGGCGGAACGCTCGTAATCGTGAGAAACGTAATGAGTATGCACGCCGGTACCGGTCGGAGCATTTGGCTCAGGCTCGGGCTTCGGCTCGTAAGTATGCCGCCGCCCATCAGCGTGAGATGGCTGAATACCATCGCCGTTGGAGGTCGGAGCATCCCGAGAAATACGCCCAGTATGAGGCGAAGCGGAAACGTAAACGACAACTAGCCAAGGAGGCTATCAATGAGTGAGAAACCATTCTGGGCAGGTAAGACCCTTATGGAGATTCAGAATCTCGATAAGCGAGTCAAGGTGACAATGGAGAACGGAGACGTATTCATAGGGAAGCTCGTGCGGCGTTCCAGAGACACGGACGGTATATGTAGCCTTTCGATGCAACTCGACGCGCATCGAACATATTTACACGTGTTCTCGGCTGAATCATCTGATACGCAGCCCATCATTCCCAGTTACGTCGATACCGTCGAATTGTTGGATGACCCCAACTACGAGCGTATCGAGGAGGCTGATGACCTCCAAGAGAAAGATATTACAAAACCAAACCGAAGGAGACAACCAATGAGTGATTACAAGCAGCGGATGATCCGCGAACATCGAGAATTGCAGGAGCGTATCAGCAAGCTGGCGCACATGCTTGAGGGCTACGCGGAGGGCACGTTGGACTTCACGCCCGCGTGCTCCTTCCAGCTCCTTGAAAGCCAATTGTACGCGATGGGGACATACGCGAACATCTTACAGGAGCGTGCGCGTATCGAACAGGTGGATTTGAACACGCCTCTTGAGGGAGGTGAGTCTGGTGAGGTTCCACAGGATTAGCCCGTGTCCTCGTTGTGGGGGCAAGGTCAAGGCGAAATGGGAGCGGGACGGCGTGCAGGGGTTGCCTGAATACACGTTCTTTATCGTAATGTTCCGCTGCACTGTCTGCGGGCTCGGCTTCGAGGGAGGTTGTTCACGGAAGCCCGCCCCGTATCAGTTGCAATACAATATCGCCGCTTGGAACCGCATATGCAACGGTGATAAATGCTTCACGTTGACCTACATGAGTCAGGAAGACGGACGATGAAGTTGGAGACCAAGGAAGAATATCTGGTCGATTCGGCTATCGAGATGCTGTATCCGACCGTCACTTTCAATTCCTATGAGGCCGCTGTGAAGCATATCCACGAGACGCCGGGCACGTGGCGAATCACAAAAATCTATCGCACCCTACCAGTCAGCGAGGAAATCACGGAGGCAGACGATGAATGCTGATGTGGAGCGGATTCGCGAGAGTCTGGGAGGCAGACGATGAGAGACAAGGCGATGCCGTTGGGCAAGAAGTTCAAGGTCCGGTTGACCATCACACCGGAGGAAACCGGAACGCCCGTGGACATGCTGGGATTCACATTCACCAGCGGCCGGAACGGGCGTATGGAACTGGACACAGAGTACAACAACATTCCCAAACTGGCTGATGACGGGCTCGACTCACTGTCGATTCTCGTGATCCTCAAAACACTGGAGATGTGGGCCCAGAAGGGATATGAGCTGTTCCAGCCCATCGCTCAACGATTTCACGGAGACGGACGATGAAGGCGACGAGGGGGACGGACGTGGAGATCGAACGACGGTGCGGCATGGTCACAGGTGCCTCCTGCGGGCATGTGACCCTGAGCTGGATTCCCGGAGACGGCCGAAACGGCACCCGCTCATGGGTGCTGGCCACTCATGATGGCGACAGCATCCGCCGCATCCGGTTGAGCCGGAACGAGCTCGGCGACCTGGAGGACATCCTCCAATCAATCGCGAACGAGGAGAAGGAACTGCGAGGTGGACGATGAGCACTCTGGATATTTTGGGTAACACGAGCGAGCAGGCGGATTCGATACGTCTGATGCTCAAAGTGCGGGGCATGAAGGACGGTCGTTTCATCGACGCCGACCCGCTCATTATCCTCAAGGCCGACAATCATCAAGGTTCCGACAGGTGGGACGTGTATGTCAGCAAGACGGTGTATCCGACCGCCGAATCGTATGGCACGCTCGCCGGCGTGCTGAGGATGCTCGCCGACGACGTGGAGATCATGGCGCGAGAGAAGGAAATGGGAGGCGGACAATGAGCGGACACGACGAAACAATTCATCCAGACTATATTCCCGAGGATTTCAGGGAACTGCTGCGCATGGCTTGCGATTCCGTCTGGGAACAAGGCGAGTTGTACAGCGAAGACCTGTTGCTGGCGGCTTTCAAACCCGCCATAGACGAACACGACCGGCAGATAGCCGAACAGGCATGGGAGAACGGATATATCCAAGCCCTCAAGAACATGAACCCCATGCCCGGCGAGGAACCGCCCGAATACACGCCAAACCCATATCGAAAGGAAAACGCATGAACGAGATTCAGCTTACAGACCATTTGGTCGCGCATATCAGCGCGGAAGGCACCTGCGGCCGTTATCAAGCCAAAATCTGCGAAGACGGCAACTTCAGAGACTTCCTGTACGCCATGAGCCTCAAACGTCTCAAGCGCAAATGCGAGAAGTACGCGAAACGTGAACGCAAGGCCATCGCATATGTCACCACGCTCAAGGAGGAATCATGAGCGTAAGTAGTCTCAAAACGCGAAGAAGGAATTGAATTGAGCGGCTGGCGTGACAAGGCCGCGTGCCGTGACATGGACCCTGACTTGTTCTTCCCAACCACGTCCAGCGAGGAACGATTGGCGCTCAAGGCCTGCGCCCAATGTCCGGCGATATGCGAATGCGCACGGTACGCGGCGCAACACGACAGAATCAGCGGCTACCCATTGCAAGGCGTATGGGGTGGCGTGAACAGGAGCAGAAGAAGGAATCGAAATGAGTGACAAGGATATGGTCACGGTTTACGAACGACGTGACGGCAGCAAACCCGGATTATGGTCCGTGTACTGGTATTTGGGGTGGGACATGTTTTGCTCGTTCTCCCTCGCGGTGGGCATCACGTCAAAGAATACGATGATGGCCATTGTTCAAGCGTTTTGTCTGCTGGTTTTTCTTGGACTCACCGTCTGGCAGTTGAACCATCTGACTTGGAGCATCACCGACTATCGGGTGCGTATCAGCTCTAATTTGGAGAAGGGGGCTCATGTTGAGCAAAGCGAAAAGTAAAGCATGGCAACTGCTCATTGAAGACTCGAACCGTCCGGCAGAGGAGATTCGCTTGGCTACCGGACTTCGGGTCGATGTGATCGAGCAGATGCGCGGGGACGTGCAAAAACGACTACGAGACAACCCGGAGTTCTGATTATGAGACCGAGTTATCTGCCCGTCCAGTATGAGCATTGCCCGTACTGCGGAGGAATCTTGAACGTATTCGGGGACTGCGTGGACTGCCAGTTTCACGATGACCCGACTGAATGGTGGATGGACGAATGAGCCGACAGAAAGCCAAAGGCACACTGCTTGAATCCAAGGTGGTCAACTATTTGCGCGCCCGGTTGGGTGACAGCGAGCAGACGATACACCGTGAAGTGTTGCATGGGACGAAAGACCAGGGCGATATCACCGGTCTGCGTATCCACGGCCAGCCGGTCGTATTGGAGTGTAAAAACTACAGCACCTATACGGGGAGACTTAAGGAGTGGATGCAGGAGGGCCGTACCGAGGCGGGTAACGCTGACGCACCTTACTGGTTCGTCGTGTTCAAACAGAAGGGTCTCGGCTTGAACACGTTGTCAAGCATGGACAACCAGCCCGTGCTCACCGACTTAAAGACCCTCGCATTGATAGCAGGACATGGAATCATCGAAGGAGACGAAGAATGAGCTACGACCTGTTCATAGTGGACAAGGACTTGCCGGAACCGGAATGGTTTGACGTATGCGAACGGGACGGCGAGCATGTGCGGACCGCTCATGGCCATTATTTCAACTACACGTATAATCTATCCGCGTTTTTCACCGATTACAAGGTCAATCCTAAGCATGACCTGGACGGGTTGACGGCCGGGGAGGCCGCAGCCCGTATCGACAAGGCGTTGAAAGACATCTACTTGGAACCATTGTATGTTTTGCGCGGCAAATACAATCCGCCGAACTATTGGGGCAGCGTGGACAGCGCCATCGCATGGTTGAAACTGATATACGACTATTGCCGGGAACACCCGGACTATATCGTGAGGGAACGCTCCTAAGGGGAAATGATGGAAGATAGGAAACTCGTTGATTTCGCCCGTTGGCTGAACGATCATCCGGGCGAATGGAATCTTTGGCCGTATCTCATTCCCATACAGGCCGACCGCAGGGATACCGTCGCATCGATGAGGCTTGTCATGGAACGCATCAAAAACCATCAGTACGACGAGTTCCGCGTGGACACCGTATTGCTCGAATACGAACTATTCAACGGTTTCATGGGCTTCGACAACGGTGGCGTGCATGAAAACGGTCTCGCGTTGAAGATGAGGCTCAAAGCATGACCGCGCGTGGAGATGACCGCAAACTCATGCATTGGATAGCCTCGCACGGCTACACGGTGGTACGCGCCGGCAGCGGCCACTGGAAGATATTCGATGACGGCGTGCTGCTCACGGCGACGAGCGGCACGCCCTCGGACTGGCGAAGCCGCCACAACTTCATACGAGATTTAAGGAGACGAACATGTTCAATCTAGCATCGAAGATTCGGCACTGCTGCCCCCTCTACGGATGTGTCCCGCTCATATTCGAATGGAGAGGCCGCTACATGTTTTTCTGCACCCACTTGGAAGCCCCTTATGCCGATACGAGAGAGGAAGCATGGGATAAGTGGTGCGGGATGGTTGAGAATATTTGGGAAAGGGACAGGAAATGAGCATGAGAGTGAGAACAACCTACTTGGCAAAATGTGACTACCCGGGCTGTTGCATGCAGTACGACTTCTGGGCAACGAGCGAGGAAAACGCAATCATGGACATTACCGACGACGAAGACTGGTTGTGCCTGTTCACAAATGATAATGAGCCGCGATTCTTCTGTCCACTGCACTTGCAATACGTGCAAAACTCACAGTATGACTGGCTGACCGTATTTTACGATTCCGACAACCCAGACACGCAAACAAGCTTGCACGCTCTAAACAAGTACTACGAGGATATGAGCACACCGCAACCACTGCCAAAACCGGAATGCGAGGACACCATACTAGCGATTCTCACAAGCGAGGACACGAAATGAGCGGTGTGTTAGAACTCCTCCCGCATGACATGGGTCTGCGCGTGGAACTTGATACGAACGAAACATACTACCTGAAAAGCGGATGGGCGGAACGCTGTGACGGGATTTATGGGCTTGCTTGCGGATACGTGGATTATGTCGAAGGCATTACGTGGTTTAAAGATCCGGCTCGCATCGCGATCATGAACAGCCACGTGAAGCTGGCAGTCCCATGGGAGGAACCTGAAACCGAAACCACCAAGCAAAGCGAGGACGCGAAATGACGATTGACGAACTGCATGATTACTGCCGTTACCTCTTCGACGAGAACCATGTGCATGGCGTGCCTGACAAGTGGAGCGAAGGCTACGAGTTCGCGCTCAGCCTTGTCATGTTCAAGTGCCATGAGGGATTAACAGACGAAGACCGCAAGGCTGTAGCCGACTGGCGTGAAAAACATTGGAAGGACACGAAATGAGCAGGACTGATACCACCGCCATGCTGTCACAACTGGTGGAGAGAGGTAGACGATGAGCGGGACCCGCCGATATCGTAAGCTCTCCGCCGAGACGTTGGGCACGCTGCTGAGGCTTATCTCTGAGGATGAGTTGACGCCGAAGCAGATCGCGGAGCGCGCCGGAGTGTCACGCCAACAGGTCTACGAGTACCGGACGAAACTCAAGAACCATGAGCAGACCGCGCCGTTGACCGACATGTCCACGCTTATGATCCATCAGCGAGTCGTCTTCCGCCCGGACATGACCAACGAGAACCCGGATGACGTGAACGGGCCGAGCCTCATCGACCCGGACAGCAGCTTCGACTGTTCCCGATGCGGCCAGTCCATGAGCCGTGACTGGTTCACCATCGAGGGCAACCGAATCAAACCGGATTTCCGCTATTGTCCCGGCTGCGCGGGCGTGGCTACCCAATACAGGGACGACGCGATAAGCCCCGATGTGAGGTGAGGCCGGAGATGGGCGACTGGCGTGACAAGGCCGCTTGCCGGGACATGGACCCTGACTTGTTCTTCCCCGCCACGCGGCGGAACATGCACGGATAAACGGCTACCCGTTGCAAGGCGTATGGGGCGGGATAAACAGAAGCAAAGGCAAGAACTACAGGAACGACGAAACGGAGATGTGGGAATGAGCATCGCGGATGATGAAGCTGAGAAGGCGTATCCGACCCGCTACTGGGAAGGAACGCATGTCAAGGAACAGTTTTACTGCGACACGGACGATCTGCAGGAAGCATACCTGCGTGGCCGCAACGCACCACCCACGAATGCAGAGATTGAGGCCGTGGCGAAACGGCTCTGCTGGAACAGCTGCAAATGGGATGGCGTCGATAGCTACGCGGCGAAAGACGAGGATGACGCATGGAATTATGCCGGTGAGATTCCCGGCTTCCATGAGGAATATATCCGACAAGCCAAGGAACTACTCGCACTGGCGCGGAAGGCGGTAAACGAATGAGTTGCATTGGCAAGGCCGCAACACTCGCCATCGCCGCCGCCGTACTGTTCTCCGTACTGTTCTTCGCCCTCGTTGCCTATCTCGGCTGGGCTGAAGAAACGGCGGACACCATCATCCTCCGCGGCGGCAGCCGATCATACGCATGCCAGACCAGCAGAATCTCACAAGCGCCACACAACTGCAAACCAGTCAAGGAGAAATCATGAGCATCGGATACGTGGAAATGCGCTCACTGCGGCGAGACGGTGGGCACATATTACGTGACATGCCCCTACTGCGGGTACAAGCTCGACAAGCCGTAACCGTTCTTCCCGCTCTCCCTCGACTAGGACGCGAACCAGCCCGGAAAGGAGATTGACCGATGGCAAGGCGCGGATACGTGCAGCTCGTCAACGGCTTCTACGACAACGACAAGATACGTGACCTCGTGCGCATGGGACACGCCGATTCCGTTGGCATATTCTGCATGGCCCTCTCGTTGTGCGGCGACAGGCTCACGGACGGCTTCATATCACGACGCGCCTTGCTGTCGAACATCGGAGCCACACCGGAACAGGTGCGGGCGCTCGTGGACGAAGGCATGTTCGAGGAGGTCGATGAAGGCTGGCTAATCCATGATTACACCAAGCATAATCGCACCAAGGAGCAGGTATTGCACGCCCGCGCCGACGCGAAGGAACGCAAGAGCAAGTCACGTGGTCACGCCACTGTCACAAGCATGTCACAGCGTGACATCGCTGTGACATCGGGACAAACACCAGAACACCAGAATGAATTATCTAAAGATAATTCAACTCCCCCTACCCCCTCAAAGCCTGACTTCGATGGACTGCTCGACAGTCTTGAGCGTATTTACCCGACGAACAGGTTCGACGGGAAGACCTCTCAGGCTCGAATGCAGTTGGAAATCGAATGGCCCAAGATCGTGAAAGCCGCTGGCGAGGCTGACCCGCGTGAGTTTCTTGAAGCCAAAACCCGAGCGTATGTCGGGGCCACCGAGGAACGGTTCGTGAAGACGTTCAGCCGGTTCATCGGCGGGGAACTGTACGCACGCAACTGGGAGAAACCCAAACCGGAGACCCCAAGGGCCCGGCAAGTCCAGCCGGTCAAGTCCCGCAGCCAGCAGAATCTCGAAGCGAACATGGCGAAAACCTGGCAGTACATGACCGAGGAGGAGCGTGCCCGATACTCGCAGGGAGGTCTCAATGCTCAGCAAGGGTGAGGCGGCGGCGTTGTTGTCGCTGATTAACGCGCATCACGGCAACGCTCAGTGGGATGATGTTCAGCTTGACGCTTTTTATTCGGAACTGCGTTCGGATATCACGGCGGTAGAGGCGCGTGAGGCCGTTCGACGCTTCTACGCGGACAACAGCACGGGTCGCTGGTGTGGTTCCGGCGACATCAACGGCATCGTCCGCAAGCTGCGCAACGGTGCGAAACCGTCCGAAGCGCAGATAGGCCGGGAGTGCGAACGTCTGGGACTAGTGGAAGATCAGGCGTGGTTGTATCGCCGGCAGCGCATGATGGGCCGTTCCTCGGACGAGTCTCGACAGGTGGCGTTGGCCGCGCGTGACCCGTTGCGTTTGCCGCCCGCGAAACCCAAGCGCAGGCGTGAGGGTGGTGGTTTCAATCCGGGTTTGGGCGTGGCGTTGGACGAGGTTCTGGCGACACGCCGTCCGGCTGAATCATGACCGGTTTGATGGCATAATTGGGAGTTGCTGACATGTCCGAGACCTTCAAAAAAACCGAAGGTCAAGGTCACTATTGTCTTTTTCCACTGAAACTACGAGGCTCTGCCGCTACCACGGTTGCTGGCGGGATATCGTCACCGACGCGCCGTCACCGCTTATCGGACATGGCGTCGAACCGAATCTGAATCTCCTGTGCGACAAGCACGCCAGCCAGTTGACCGGCGACCTGCGATGGTTGGAACACAGTCTGCCCGACCTGTGCGAGTATCGCATCAACCGCGCCTACGGGCACAAGAACGGTGGCGGCGGTCAATCCGGCACCGCGCCCACACCGTTGCGCGAAGCCCTGCATGATCTGCTGTACGCGGACGATGACCACGGTTATCCGGGTTTGCAAGGCACGTTGTACGAGTGGATGCGCAGTCTGAAAATCAATCTGCCCGAGTCCACGCCACTGTCGGACATGGTTTACCGTATCGCCAATCATCCGAAACTCGTGGAGCATTCCAGCACGCCCGTGTACGCGGAACTGGTGCACAGTCTGACGCGCAAGCTGCGTCGTTTTCTCACGGACGATGACGGGGAAACCGTATTGTACGGGCCATGCCCGGCCGACAAGTGCTTGGGTCAGCTTTCCTGCTACGCGGACGCGGAGACGGCGAAATGCTCGAAATGCGGTTTCAGTATGCCGGTAGCCCTCATCAGGGCGGAACGGGTGAAACGTCTCCTCCAATCGGAGGCGGTGAGAACCCGTGGCGAACTGTTGGACATCATCAAGGCGTGCGGAATGCGCGTGAACCGCAACACTTTGCGTAGTTGGATACATCGAGGCCAGTTGCCCCAGCAGGGCGAGGATGCGTACAGCAATCCGCTTTACCGGTTCAGTGATTTCTACCGTCTCGCGTCCGGCCTGTCGGAGGACGCGGACGTGTGGGAGATCATGCAGGTTTCGCAAAACCAATCCAAGGAAGGAGACGACAAGTGAGCAATCAGATTCAACCATTTGACTTCAACGGCATTCAGGTGCGTGTCCTAACCGATGAACACGGCAACCCGTGGTTCCTTGGAGCGGACGTATGCACCATTCTCGGTACGGCCACCAACCATATTCGGGAATACCTCGATGCCGATGAAATCACCAATATCCGTAGTACGGACATTGCCCAGAACGGCGGCAAGGCACCCGTTTTCGTGTCCGAGTCCGGCTTGTACTCCCTCGTGTTACGCAGCCGCAAGCCCGAAGCCCGCGAGTTCAAACGCTGGGTCACGCACGAGGTGCTGCCATCGATTCGCAGGCATGGTGCGTACATGACCGAATCGACTTTGGAAAAGGCAGTCACCGAACCCGACTTCCTTATCCGACTTGCCACACAAATCAAACAGGAGCGGGCGGAAAAGGAGAAGGCCCAAGCACAGGTCGAACGGATGCGTCCCAAAGCGTTGTTCGCTGACGCTGTGGAAACCTCGAAGACCAGCATCCTCGTGGGCGACTTGGCGAAAGTCCTGAAAGGCAATGGCGTGGATATTGGCGGCACGCGCTTGTTCGCGTGGCTGAGGGACAACGGATGGCTGATGAAAACCGGCAGCTCTCGCAACATGCCCACGCAGAAATCTATGGAATTGGGATTGTTCGAGATCAAGGAAACCACCGTGGTTCACTCGGACGGTCACACGACCATCAACAAGACACCGAAAGTCACGGGCAAAGGTCAGACGTTCTTCGTCAACAAGTTCCTCGGACACAGGGAGATTACTCAATGAGCATCAATCTTGGTACCACGGAAGTGGAATTGAGCTTGTACTCCAAGGCGCTTCAACTAGCCACGTTCACCGTGGAAGTCCCGATGGTGGGCGAACTGGAACCGGACAGCGTGTGCATAGGCGACGACATGCAGCCACGCGCGCACGTGACAGTGACGCTGCCGCCCGACGGTTCCGTCGAAAAGGCCGTTAAAGCCGGGGTTTATGCGTTCCAGAAGGCGTTCAACGAGTCGATGGAATCGAGGAACGTATGAACTGGCTGAAACGACTGCTGCACTTGGAGGAGCCGGAACCGGTCGAAAAACCGGAACCTAAGCCACCGGTAGTGGAACCATGCCCCATCTGCGGACTCGTACCCAAACTGAAGCATGTGTGCGTCACCCGCAACTACCGCTACTACTGTCTGGAAAAAGACTCGTGGCAGCTCTTGGAATGGTGCGATCACGTCGAAAGCATCCTTTCGTTCTCCTCGGTTTTTGAAGACAAGAGTGCTCAGAAGTGGAATACCGGTTGCAGACGGTTGAAGGCAGTGGTTGACGAGCCGGTTCCCGAATGCCCCGCCTGCGGGGAGAAACCCGTCGTGCAAACAGACTCGGAGTCGGACATCCCCCAGCTTGTCTGCTCATGCAACGAACTGTTGAGCAATGTGGAGATAACAAACGTCTATAAGCGCAAACGCGAGTGGATACGTCGCTGCAATGCGTTGAAACGCAAGCAGGACAACGTGAAAGACATGGAACAACTGATCGGAGAAACACAATGAACGGACATTATTCGGTTATCACGAATTTCGGCTGTCATTGGACATGCCCCTACTGCATCGTAAGGAAAACCGGATTGAACGTGCCGGTGACAGACATGCAGGCCACGCTGCGGACCATCAGCCGTGAAAGCGAACACCACCCCATGAGGTTCCTGAGCTTCAGCGGCGGCGGAGACCCCCTGTTCCCCATGCGCGAGCCGGAAGCGTCGAAACGTGTCGCCTTCTACCGGGAGGCGATACGCAGGGCCGGAGACTGGCTCACGGAAACCGAGATGCACACCAGCTACTTCCAATGCGGACGCAACGTGGCTCAAGTCATGCAGCAGGTCAGGTTCAGCCGCGTGGTGTATCACATGCGTCCCACGAGCTTGTCCGATGACGTGGCGTTGGCATTGCCCCGCAAATGGTTCGACGGTCAGAAGGTGCGTGTCGTGTACGTGGTCACTCCCGATTTCACGCCGGAGCGTATCGACCGGATAGCCGGTCTCGTGGCCGATAGCAACGTGGTTGATGAATTGTCGTTCAGGCAGAAGGTCAACCCCGACAACACTATCGACCACACGTGCGAGGAGTATTTGAAGGCTGGCCATCAAAAACGCTGGTGGTATATCCAACAGGATGATTACAACACGTATGTCGTGAACGACCGGCTTTACACACGATTCAGCGATATCGGCAAGGAGGACCACAGGTGAGCAAGAAGATTCGCGTCGCATGGGAAGACCTACAGCCCGGCGACCTGATTCACGTCAAAGGCAGTACGAACGTGTACCAGTTCATCCGCTTTACGGAAAACAAGTGTCAGGCTGAGGTAGGCACTTCTGGAGTCTGCGCCGGTTGGGGAGGGCGGAAAGTCCGGGACAATGAAGGTAAAGTTCGTTACTGGTTCGAGACAGGCCCGACAGCTATGCTCGTGGTCTCGCTCCTCGGTTTCGCCTATGCCACCCGTCCCGCGCCTAAGAAGATTGGGCTGGCTGGCTATTACATGCCGTTTGATTCAGGTGAATACTGGCTGAAAACCTCTTTTGGCTGGTGTCGAATCCTTCTCGTTCTCAATAGGGTTGGCCAGCCCGTTCAGCCGTTAAGCGTGGGATGGTACGACGGAGAAGCGAGTCATTGCCGTACATTCTATTCATGGCACGAAATGGTCGAATGCCTCCACCCACGTGAACTATTGACCGCTGAGGAATACTACACGCGCAAAGCCAAGGGGGAACTATGACGACCATTCAGGCAGCAGGGCATGATCGCCTGCTGCAATGCGTGGGCCAGCTACATGATCGTGCACATGCTGACCGCTTCGCTGCATTTGGCCGCAATGACACCCGCATTGACGGAGCAGCTGAACCATGCGCGCAAAACCATTCACGGCGGGCAATGAGCGCGATCCCAATCATCCTGTTCACGCTCCTACTGGGGGCCGTCGCCATCATCGAGAATCGGAGAAAACATTGACCAAGGAACCTGAGACGCTGTTTCCCCATCAGAGGTGCATCATCGACCTGACCGAGTTCGCGCACAAGGTCAGCGTGGAAGTCCGCGTGTACGATACCGAGGAAACCATGCGGAGAGCCGCCTGCATCGACTCGGTGGAATCCTCCATCGAATCCGATGACCTCGACAGGCCGATTGGAGATGCCGCGTTCGAAAACGGTACAGCCGGAATCACCCTCATGCAGTCCGCGACAATCGACACGCAGACCAATGTGGTGAAATACGGGAACTCCCCCATGTGCGTGATCTATTTGAGCCGCGAACACCTGCTGCCGCATATCGTCAGCCATGAATGCGTGCATGCTGCGATGGGCTTGTACAACGCCGAGATTCTCGGATACCGACACAAGGCCAAGGCATGCAAGCACATGACGGTCTCAAATGAGCTTGTCGCATACGTGCAATCCGAACTGTTCCGCTGCGTTATGGAGTTCCTGGCCGATGCCGTTAAAACAACAGAAGAGGAACAATGAGCTACATCATCGACCGAACTAATTACCTCTTTTCCCCTAATGACTCGCCTTACAAGAACGCTCGTCTCGTGGAAGTCCACGAACCGTTTGAACGCCAACTAAGTAAAGGAGTCACCGAGAAAGGCTCCCGCATCGAGAAGAAGTGGATCACGGACGATGACCCGTTGACCGTCTATACGAACGAAGGCCGTATCGTCGTGCAGGACACCGGTTACTCAGAGTATCCCATCGGTATTGAGATCTACGACGATTACCGGGAATAAGAATGCCGTCCTAGTGTGCTTCCATGAGAGGCAGTGGCGGCTTCTAACAGTCTCAATAATAAAAACCCGTGGAACGACTCTATTCCGAGTGCTCCACGGGTTTTCTTGTATAATCGGGCCCACATTTATGGTTATCAGTTATTAGCATCGTCTTTTTTTTACTCGTGGTAACCGCCCGTCAATTAGCACCGGACACGCACTAGTTCCAATCGACTGGGGCAAGCACCCGTAGGGTTTCGTCATTGTTGACGATCTCCCACAATCTCGCCATGTCATCGGCCTTGATCTGCGGGTAATCATCATTCCTGTCATAAACGATGTCGAAACCGTCCAATCCGGTGAGATAATCCTTGATATTGACCAAGCCTTTATCCTCAGCCTTATCGATGGTGCCGGTGGAAACGAGCGTGTCACCGAACGGGGAGAGTCGGGGGACGCCATGCCCCGAATACGTCCAATTGCCGATAATCACGTCATTGTTGGGGAATATGATGATTCCGCTCTCATTGTTGGTTGCGTCGAAAAGCGTGTCGAAGTCAGTCATGGTAGCTCCTTGGGTATGGTTGCAAAACGTCCCGAACGATATGCTCGGGACGCACTGATGGTAAGAATGTTTCAATCCACGCCCGGAAACCGGGTGACAACACGGCATTGAACGCCGGTAATGGTCAAGTCTAGCACTTTTTAGCGTCGGTGTACCGGCTCGGCACGGGCGTGGAATCGCCCCACTCGTCCATTGACTCAGAAGTCAGCTCCCACAAGCGTTCGACCTTGAGCTTCCCGTCCTGGAACAGCGTGTCCGCGTAATCTCGGAGTTCGTCAGCGTCGCTTGCGGACAATCCGGCGCGGCCGCAAGCCTCCATCACATCGTCCATCATGGTTGCGTCGCCTTTATGAGCCTGATACCACGTGACGATACGCTCGAAATAGTCGAGCGGAAGCGCCGAAGCGTTAGAGTTAACCTCGAAATCTGACCTCATGGCCGCGTACAGGTTTCGACCCAGCTCCTTGAGTTCCCTGACGCTCTGAGAAACGTGAGTAGGCATGATATTCCTCCTGAAAAATGTTCGGGCACGACAGTCGCCGTGCCCCTTGTGTTTTGGTTTGCTAATTCCCAGAAGGTCACAAGATAGTCCTATGGCCTTCAGTGTATCAAGATTTTGAGTATTCCTTGCATAGATCGGCGGCGAACTTGCTGAGATTATCCGGGTCAAGCTCATAGTTTTCGCCGGCCTCCCCTGCTTCGTCGTAATATTTCAAGACTTCGCGTAGCGCGTTCTCCATACGTTTCGCGTGCTGCCACCGACGCAACGAGTTCATGGCATGGTCTAATGCCGGGTCATTCGTTTCACTCATTTGATTACCTCGTTTCCGTTGAACCAGTAGCCGTTCTCAAAATCCTGATTGCTTCGCCATTCCTTGTAGTCGAGAACGGCACGAAGATTAGTATCGTCTCGACGGGTCAGTTTCCGTTTCACCGCGTCGATAACATCCTTGAACCATTGCCGGCGCAGCTTCCACCACGTCATACGCTCGTAACGCGCTCGATAATCGGCCGTGTAGCCGAGGAACTTGTAATAATCGTTCATTTGACAATCTCCTGATTCCAGTCCAACATGTCAGCGGCCAACCATTGCCCGCCGCCTGAAGCATTGGCGTACAGCCAAGCCCCGTAAGAGATTCGAGCCGCCTTATCGCGTTTAAGCCATGCCTTCAGCCATATGAGACGCAGCTCCCAGCGTGGTATACGCCGCCACAACTCGGTGTTGGTGGCGGGGTCGAAACGCTCGAAACGGTAGATCGCGGTAATCATTTCGACTCCTTGGAACTAAGTTCCGTACCATCCTGGCGACTGGCGGCGAACACGTCACTGCCGATATCGTCAACGTCGTATAGATCGCCGTCACCGTTCTCCTCCACCCAATCGCGTAGTTCGGCAAAGGTCAATCCCTTGGGAGCCTTGACCTGCCGGTATTCGATTGTCGTGACATGCTGGGAGATACGGTAGGTCTCCATACCGTCGCCTTCCGCCATCGCGGCGAAAAACTTCAAGCTGGCACGGACCTTGCGCATGCGACTGTACGCCGTATCGACAGGCACAAGGTCATTCATCATCTGGGCCACGTCATCGTCGGCGTCATAGCCGCCGTCCGCAAGCTCCCTCAACTGGTTTTGCACATGCTCCAACGAATCCCATTCGACGAAAAACTCACGGCCAGACGGCAACCCATCAACCTTATATCCATCCAATACCCACAGGACTCGCGCCTCGGACATGCCCCGCACCTTTTGGCGTACATCCCCCAGTCCCGAGCCCTCAATCAACGCCTGCAAATTCTCCAACTTGTCTTCCATGACAAAACCTTCCTTTCTATTGTCCGGTAAAACGATTGACGGGACAATAGACCGCTCTAAAGTCCCGTCTAAATGCTGATTTATGTGAAAACCGCACCATAGAAAGCCCATAGTGCGGTTCTGAATGATGGTTTATATAAGAACGGCCTCATAGAACAAGTCCATGAGGCCATGAAGATGGTAAAGGCTATGCGCTTCGCTTGTACGGTGGAATATCCAATGTGGCTTCCAGCCCGTCGTTGACATGCTCCGCGTCCCTCAACGAGAGGCGTCCGAACCATCGCAACAGTTCGCTCTTGTTGAAATAGAAGCGTTGCGAACAGCGCACGAGCGACGGCTTCGCCAGTCCCTCGGCTTTCCAGTCAAGCAGTGGAACGTCGCCGGCCTCATCCCAATCGGTGTTGCCGGTTATCTTCGCCACGATACCCGACACCAGATCGCCGTCAACCTCGGTGATAACCACCGGACGCGGCTTGCCGATACCGGGATGGTCGGGAAACTCGACCCACATCAGCCACACGTCATACAGGCGCGGTTCACTTGGCGTACTGGTCATAGACATCATCCTCCGAATCATCCCAATCGGCGGGCAGTATCACATGGCCCTTCTCCGAACGCTCGAACATGTATGCATTGTGAACAGGCGGCACCGGATAACCGTCCGGCGTGTGTCGCGTCGGCCTGAACGGCAACCCGTTGTCCACCAGAGACTGGCGTAGGAACATGTTCACGGCGGTGCTCAGGCTCATGCCCATGGAATCGTAGAGCGCGGCGGCACGCGCCTTGACATCATCATCGACATTGGCGACCAGCTTACCCATAACAACCTCCTTAATGGTTAACAGATGATATCAATCATATACCATATTGGGTTAGGAATGAGATATGAGTTTTCACCAGTAGATTCTGATTTCAGCGTCACTGCCAACCCAATTGTCAGGCAAAGCGGGGAACACTTCGCGCCACTCGGGTGTGAGACCATCCCGAAACTCGTCGTAATCATCCAACGAGAAATAGTCGCATTCATCGTAGCCATCGTCATGGCTGACACCTGATTCCAGCGCGTCCAGCATGTCAACCATATCCGAAGTGGCATTCGGATACAGCCACGTATGCACGGTATCCTCATGTCTCCAGCCTTTCAGCGGCGTCGAATTGCCATAAACGGTGAGCTTGATTGAAGCGCTCATAATAATCTCCTAAAGAAATATTGATTTGGCTTGTAGCAAAAAATGGGTTGCCGCCCAGCGGAAAGCGTAGAAGTAGCGTGCCATCATGCCACCTCGCCATCGAAGTGACGTTCGGCGGCTACCGCGTACAGCACGTCATGCATGGTGTCGGTACTGTAGCCATTGATATTGGTGACAACTTGCAAAGTCTGCTCGGACACACCGTAATCATCTTTCAGCGCGTCCCACATTTCCTCAATAGACATTGTTGAATCTCCCTTGAATTGATGAAGCGCGGAGACAGCCGCGCGACTGATTGAATCTGATTGAAAGTTAGTAGCGTTCGCCGATTAGCACGCCGTCTTGGTAGATGTACAGGCCGGTACCGCGTCCGTTGCCCATTCGAGCACTATCCCAGTAGCAGAGTCCAGCTTGACCCGAGCCGTCTTCGTTCTCACATTGCGGGATGTTCGCGGTATCACTACCGCAAGCGGACAGGGTGAAAAGTGTGATTAACGCGGCTGAAGCCGCCAGAATTTTACGCATGGTTCCTCACTTCCATGTGAGGCGTGCTAAGATAGCACAGCCTCGATTTGATTGATTGGTTAGAGAACTTTCAACTTAAGGCACGCGGCTAGGTAGTTGGCGCTACTTAGCCGCATTCTTTTAACGCATCAGGTCGCTCGGTTGGCAGTTGAGTGCACTGGATATCTTCAAAGCGTTTTCAAGAGTCATGTTCCGAACGTCTCGCCGCCCGGTCTCATAACTGCTGATGATTGTTCGCGCTATTCCAGTGCGCTTGGCTAGCTCAACTTGTGTTAAGTCGGCTTGTTTGCGCAGTTCCTTAAGTCCCATAGGCTTACCCGCTTTCTCTAGTAGTAGGTAAACCAATTATGACAGCAAAATGTATCATTTGCATGTAGGGAAACACTGTTAAGTTCTCAAACTTGCTTTTGTCTTGCCCGATTGGGCTTGATAATTGATAGCATAACGTATCATTTTGGTTTAAACAAATCGGCGTGTCGGAAAACCAGCACGCCGAACAGCTCACACTGACGCGAACTCACGCACCAGCGCGTGCCGCATGATGTCATCAGCGGACACGCCACGACGTTTAGCGACGGCATCCAACATGGCCGACATGTCAGCGCTTAACGAAAACGTCCGACTGACAGCATCCGCCTGAGCGACAGGAACGACAGGCCCGGAATACACCGCACCCGGCCTTCCGCCGAACTCGCCGTTATCCGCATCGTCGGCCCACTTGTCCAACATGTCATCAGTGACCACACGGCCACCCTTCGCAACAAAAGACATGACACTTCCTCCTTTACAAAAGTTTCAGTTCCCGCAGCACCTTCGGCGTCGCACGCATGGCATGGAACACATGCCAACGATCCGACTCATCTAGTACCGCCACCATTTCCAGCAAACGCCCGTACTCGTCGTATCCAACCGCCACATAACGCAACGGGTCGGTATCCTCACGCGCCATAAACCGCACGACGTTCGACCATGCCACGCGCACCGAATCAGCGGACACGTCGGGATGTCGAGTCTGGATACGCGGGTCAACGACGATATCGCCAACCGGCACGGCTCACCACCTTTCGATATAACAGGTTCCAGCGTATCCCGTCCACCTTGGGACACGCTATGAGTGCCTAGACTATGGGATAAACCCAGTGAGCTAGGCCGACTGCATACGATGCCTACAGTCGGGCGAAGAATTGAATTGATTAGGGCACACCACGCTGAACGTGGCACTTTCACCCACCGTAGATTAGTGGGCTATGACTCTGACTCTTTGGTGTCAGCGTCTAAGAGCTTACGAGGATTAGACACACGCAAAGCGTCACAAATCCGCAGCGCATTATCAAGTGTCATATTCCCGATGGATCTACGACCGGCTTCAAAGTCGGCAATACGACCTTGCGTCATGCCTACCTTGTTACCTAGCTGTTCTTGGGTATATCCTCGCTTCTGCCTTAATTCCCTAAGACTCATGGCCCACCTCACTCTGGTTCAGTGGGCCCAATTATACAATTTCAAACGTCCGGTTTAGCCGTCGCGCGGTTATCTCCCCGCGTCTGCCACTCTATCCAGTGGCGACGTTCATAGCGGGGACAATTCCATGCCGGATACCCGCTCTCTTATCCTCACTAGCCCGGTAGGCTAGACGCCGGTAGACGCAACTCATTTATGCAACCTTGTTTGACGTACTCTCACTACGCAGATTACAACCGACTTTTGGCAACGCTTTTTAGTTATCAATGAGCATGTCCGCCTGATTACCCGCCGCTCACTATGAGTTTTGGATAGAGGGGACTAAGTGCGCGACTAGGGACTTGCACCCTAGCGTTAGCCACTATGGCCGCGCTGATTACTTGTTGAGGTCATTCCACACGTTGTCAAACTTGCGGTATAGCTCGGCGGGGTATTCCTCGTTGTCGTCCATCTCGATACCGAGGGACATGGCCGTGAGGTCAAGCACGTTGTCATAGGTGCAGGGCTTACATACCGTGGCTAGGTCCACCGCCGCCCTAAATGCTTTGGCTTTAATCTCCGTGGTGTTCATCTCGGGGTTCCTTTCTGTGTTCTCGTTTCGTTGTGGCTTCATCATAAGCAACCCCATAAGGGGTTGTCAAATTGTACAATCACACCACCACATAAACCGTTGAAAACATTGCCATTTATCGGCGTGTCGAAACCACCATAACCACCACAAAAACCGTCAAACCACAGAGCCCACGCCACTACTCCCATACCCATATAGTTGCACATACAACAGTTGCACCATGCAACAATCACCAAACATGAGCCAACATCACTCAACCTCATGCCGCCGCCGCTCACAGTCCCATAACCACGCATGTATGCGCACGCGCCCATACGCACACGCCTACGCGCGTACACGCGCGGATACGCGCACGCACACGTATGCGCACACGCACACACACGCCCACACGCACGCCCACACGCACGCATGTACGCACGCATACGCGCACGCCCACACGCGCGTACACGCGCATACCACCACTAACCAGACACGCCGACACTGGCACACATACCCCCCCATAGGGAGGGTACCCACGGGAAAGCCCCGGGGCCGCTGCGACTCTAGCTCTGACGCTGGATGCGATTGGGGGCTATTGTGGAAAAACCGTTCGTTTCTGTGATGAGTGATGTTCTTTCACATTTTCTTCACTGCAACGCTTGCCGCAACGCTTGTTATGAGTAAACTGTCGTGTAGATAGATTGTCGGGGAATGGAGCGAAGCTCAGATTCCTGACAAGGCGAGGCCCCGCAGTCGCGGGGTTTTCTTGTATCTGTGTGAGATATCTCAATTGGTAGAGGACGCCGGCTCAAACCCGGTGTGTTGTGGGTTCGATTCCCTCTCTCACGACTAGGCCACGCCCTTTTTGAAAACCAAACCGTCAAAAAACAATTTACGAGGATTCATACAGGTTGAGTTCTTCGGAGTTCCGTTTTTGCATGGGTGTTGTTTTCTTGGACCGGGGGCGTGGCCGGGGATGATTGGCAGAGTAGACGAATGCGGCGGCTTGCTAGGCCGTAAACCGTAAAAGGTTCGCAAGTGCAAATCTTGCATCATCCGCAGGATGGTCAGTAAGGCCGGTCAAGGTCGTGACTGTCGGTTGGGGTTTGACCGCCCGTGAACCGGCGTCGTGCAGAATCTCCGCACGGCATTGTGCTGATTCCCCGCTTCGCGTGGGTTGACGTCGGCTGAGGAGTGCCCCTTCCTCACCGGGGGGGCGGGAGTCTGGGATGGCTTCCACGGTGTCGAGCACGTGGAGTGCGCGCGGTCTGTAACACCGCTGCTTTTGGCGATGGGAGTTCGATTCTCCCCGGCACCACAACGCCTGCAAGAAGAGGCGATTTATAGGCGGTGACGGCTTCTTGGGTCATCGTCGGATGTCGGCGGCGGCTTCATGCCATGCCGTGCGGCGATAACTGAACAGCGCTCCCCTAGTGGGAGGCATGGCATTCTAGCTCATTGGAAGAGCGGCGCTCTCGTAAAGCGCAGGTTCGAGTTCGATTCTCGGGATTGCCTCTAGGAGCCGGTGGCTCGTGGACCAACATCCCCTGTATTTGGATTAACCCCGTTGGAATGCTCGCTCGCCACGCTCCCATCGGTTCCGCCCCCCTTACCTGTTGGGAGGTTTTTCGTGCGTTGGAGAAATTCCCATCGTAAGGAGCGGTTCAATCCCGATTGGCCGCGTATCCGGCATGAGATTCTGGAGCGTGACCGGTTCGCGTGCCAGTGGCCTGTGACCGACGAGTTCGGTTTCACTCGCATCTGCGCCCAGCCCGCGAACGAGGTGGATCATAAGGTTCGTGCCATGAACGGCGTGGACGATGATTCGCCCGAGAACCTGTGGGCCTTATGCCAGTACCATCATTCGCAGAAAACCGCGCAGGAGTCCGCTGAGCAGCGGCGCATGAACCGTGAACGCCGGAAGGAAGAGCAATGGTATTCGCATCCGGCGTTTCAGTGAGCGGCTATGTGTGCATGGTGGCCGGCTGCGGGAATGCGGTGTATGCGCGCGGCTTGTGCCGCCATCATTATGACCGTGACCGGTATGCGGGTAGTCCGATTATCCCGTTTCGTACCCGCTTGTGCCCTATCGGCCATTATTTCCAGCCGTCTCGTGTTGACCAGATTTTCTGTTCCGGCAGGCATCGCAGCAAGTACAAGCGTCTATCGGATAAAGACCCTCTGAAGTATCCCCCTAATCCCGAAACCCCCTTGTTCGTCAAGCAGGTCGAGGCCGAGGACATTGAGCCGGATATTCGGGTGGAGTCGTTCACCGACGCGGATGTCATCGCGGAATGCGGTGGCGTGTGTGCGGTGTGCGGCAAGCGGGTCGATGTTGATTCTTCCGGGCCTGATGGTCCGGCGTTTAAGTGGAAGGTTCCTTTGGAGAAGTCGCGTCAGGCGACTTTGGCGAACCGACTTCTAGTCCACAACCGGTGCCTGTAGGCGGAACGCCTTGGCCCCGGAGTGCCCGGAATGGGCGGAATGGGGTTGAAGCATGGCTGGCAATGGTCATTCCGGTCGTAGCAAGGCCGGTAGGAATGTGGTTTTGAAAAGTCCTGATACCGTTATGGGTCTGGACTTGCCCGCGACCCGTCCTGATGGGCGTGAGTGGCTTGACTTGACGAAACGCTGGTACAGGTCGATGCAGACGGGGCCTATGGCTCCGCGCATGGGTATGGAGGCCGACTGGTTCTCGTTGATGGACTTGGCGAAGCTGAAGGATGATTACTGGCGTATGTCGAAGCCTTCTGCGGTGATGGCCGCTGAGATTCGCCAGCGCGAGGACTCGTTTCTTATCACGCCTGCCGCTCGTATCAAGGCGAAGATCGAGGCCATCGAGGCTGATGATATGAGTACAGGCACGGAACGTCCCGAGACCCGTGGCGAGGCCGTGAAGGAGGACGTTGACCGTCGCCGCCGTCAGTTGAGGGTGGTGAACGGTGGCGCATGACATCATTCCCCAGCTGACGCAATGGGAGTACGATCATTCCCTCGGCCATCTGGCGGTGTGGTGGATTGAGACGTTCACGCTTATCGGACGTGGCGACGGTATCGGCTTGCCCATGCATTTCGATTTGGACGAGTACCAGTTCATGATCGGCGCCTATGCGTTGAAGAGGAACGGCAAGCGCAAGTTTAACCGACTGTTCCTTTCCCGAGCCAAGGGCCGTGACAAGTCGGGCAAAGCCGCTGGCGTCGGCATGTTCGAGGGTTTCGGCCCTTGTCGTTTCGACCATTGGGCGCGTGAGGGCGAGACCTACACGTTCATGGGCGAGACCTACGAGTATCACGAGGGTGAGCCTGTGGGCAAGCCCGTCACCCAGCCCGAGGTCGTGTGCTTGGCCAATTCCGAGCAGCAGGCCGGCAACGTGTTCGAGTCCATCTACTACAACTGCGATTCCGGCCCCTTGTCCGATTGGAAGGGCATGGGCATGGATGTGGGCACGACCCGTATCATGCTTCCCGAGGGTGGCATCATCATGCCCATCACTTCGGGTGCCTCCAGTCAGGATGGAAAGCTGACCACCTGTGGTCTTGCCGACGAGACGCATCTTATGGTGCAGCCGAAGCTGTGGAACGTGTACAAGACCGTGGCCCGAAACCTCGGCAAGCGTGCCGGTACCGCTGGCACGTTCATGATGGAGACCTCCACGATGTACCGCCCCGGCGAGGGCAGTATCGCTGAAGCGTCGTACAAGTATGCGTGGGATGTGGCCGCAGGACGAATCAAGCATCGTGCCGGCATCTACTTCGACCATGTGTACGCGACGTTGGACGTGGAGGACTTCTCGGACGAGAAGAAGATGACCAAGGCCCTTGAGATTGCCTACGGCCAATCCTTGAAAAGCCCCGATGGGAAAGACCATATCATTCTCAAGGACGGCACCGACGTGCCGATCGAGAACAAGACCGGGCTGAGCGCCGATGGCCGTTATTCGCTGACCGATGGCGAGCTTGGCCCGTCCAAGGACGGGTGGCTGACGTTGGATGGCCAGCTTGACCAGATCTACCAGCCGGACACCGATCCCGCCGATTCGATTCGTTACTTCCTGAACAATCTTTCCAGCGTGCAGAACGCTTGGCTCAGGGAGTCCGACATTCAATCCCATGTCCTGTACAAGGACGAGATGGCCGGCTATCTGGGTTCCCGCAAACTTGAGAATGCTTGGCAGAAATTCGTCACCAAGAAGGAGCCGATAACGCTCGGCTTCGACGGTTCCGTGTCGAAGGACTCCACAGCCCTCGTTGGTTGCAGGGTGTCCGATGGCATGTTGTTCCTTATCAAGTTGGAGCAATGCCCTGACGGGCCGGAGAAGGCCACGTGGAGGGTTGACCGTGACGCCTTCGACCAAGCCGCCAGGGACATGCTTGACAAGTACAACGTGGTCGGCTTCTTCGCCGACGCCGCTTTCTTCGAGTCGATGATAGGCGCTTGGGAGAAGGACTACGGGAAGAAACTGAAGGTCGGACCACGCAAGAGCGGCGATCTCGTCAAGTTCTATACGAACAACTGGAAGAACGAGATGTATCAGGCCACGGAGAACGCGGCCACAGGTTTCCGCTACCCGTATGAGGAGCCTGAAGGCAGAAAGCCCGCGTTGAACAGCATCGCGTTGCTTGCCGACCCGCGACTCATCAACCATTTCCGGCATCCGCGCCGGGTGGACAAATCGTATGGCTACAAGATTCTCAAGGAGTCCCCGGCCAGTCCGAACAAGATCGATGCCTGCGTCGCGGGCATTCTCGCATACCGCGCACGCGCCCGCTATCTGGAGATAGCCGAGGAGAAGAGGCGTCGCGCGCCCATTCGCATCTACTAGGAGGTTAGCCCATGCCCGACGTGCAGCTTGCCATCAGGAACGCGACCGTCGAGGATACGGATGCATGGAACCTCACCCAGCTTGCCACGGCTTGGGGTCGCAGACTTCCCATGCTCGCCGTTCTGAAACAGTACAAGGACGGCAAAGAGCTTGTGGACTCCACGAGTGTGCCCGGCAGCACGAGCCCGAACGCGGCTCCCGTGTACCGCACCATGCGCGAGATAGGCACGTTGAATCTGGCCCGCCGTATCAGCGAAAGCGTGACCGACCGTCAGCGTCCGAACGGTTTTCGCAAGATATCCGACGAGAAGATGAAGGATACCGCCGCCGACGCCATGTACCAGGATTGCATGATGGACACGCTGCTGCGCTGCCACCTGTTCCCCGACACCGCGGATTACGGCGCCTCCTACGGCTTTGTGAACAAGGGGCGCGGGAAGAAGCTGGTGCAGGCGTGGAGCCCTTGGTGCTGCTACATGTCTGATGATGAAGATTCGGCCATCCATTACAGCTATGACGCCCGTGAGGGGGTCGAGAACATTCGCTTGTTTGGCATGGAACGCGACGAGGCCGGCAATATCAAACGCGTGTATTCCAAGCTCGCCACGCGCGAGAGCGAACGCACGGTGACCGACCCCGACGATGACGAGGCCGTGGCACAGCTCGCCATAGAAGGCAAGGCATGGGAGCCGGGCAACACTTGGGAGTGGGCACAGGGCGATGAGACCTACGATTACGCTCTAGCCTGTGAAAGTCTGCCGGTGGTCAAACTGCCAACGCCGGACGGCATGGGCATATTCGAGCCTTTTCTTGATACTCTGCGCCGTATCGACCGTCAGATTTTCGACCGCCTGTGCATAACCATGATGCAGGCGTTCCGCCAGCGCGCCATCAAGGGCGACATCAACCTTGAATACGGCCCCGAGGACATCGAGGTCATTCAAGGCCTGAAACAGGAGGGCGACCCCATCGACCTTTCCGAAAGGTTCGCCATGGGCCCCGCCGCACTATGGAACCTGCCGGACGGTGTGGAGATATGGGAATCTCAGACCACCGATCTGAACGGCCTGCAGAACGTCATCAACGCCGACATCAAGCATCTCGCGGCCACGGCCGGTATTCCGTTGGATATTCTCAGCCCTGACGTGCAGGGTTCCGCCAACGGTGCCGAGTTGAAGCGCGAGACGCTGCGATTCAAGGTCGAGAACCTGAACGCCCTCGCGTCCGAGGCCATCGGGCGTATGATTCGCATGGCGTTGACGTTGAACGGTGAGGGAAGCGCCGCCGATGACGATTTCGAGCTGATGTGGAAGCCCATGGTGTCCACGAGCAGTCTGGAACTCGCCCAATCCGGCCAGCTGAAATACCAGTCCGGTCTGATGGCACGCCGCACGGTTCTCACCCATGACTTCGGTTTCACCGCCCAGGACATAGCCGAGGATGACATGAATCGCATATCCGACCAGTTGACGTTCTCCGACCAATCGGCCGGTCAGCCCGTATTGCAGGGCGCCGTGCAGCCGGCGACCGGCTGGGATGAAACCACCCAGTCCGCCGTTAACGGTTTGAACGGAGACGAGAACGGCGACGGGGTTTCCGATAGCGTCACCAGTCTCGACGGCGTGGAGACGTTCTGATGGCGGACATCACCCAGATTCTCAACCAGCGCATGAGCCGGTACGAGCGCGAACGCGCCCGTCTGGTCGAGGAATACGTGACCGCCGCATGGAAGATGTGGCAGAGCCTGTCCCCCGCCGACTGGTGGAACGATGCCGTCACGCAGGGCGCGTCGGCAAACCTGACCTCACGGTATATGGCGTTCGTGGAGCGCATGCGCCGACTTGGCATAGCCTATGCCGACATCGCGCTCGGACTCGTCGGCGCCACCGCGCAGGGGCAGCTCCCGGAGTTCGAGGTGGTCAGGGACAACACGGACCCGTGGAAGATGATGCTCCGCCCCGTGGAATCCTACAGGGACGCTTCCAGCAAGGAGCCTCACTTGCGCCCGTCCGCGTGGGAGAACCTTGAGGCCGACGCGCAGCGTTCCGTTGACAGGTGGCTGGAAGAGGCGAACGAGCGTCTTGTGGATATCATCGACACCGATTCCATGATCGCCGGAACGCGAGCCACATTGGAACGCTACCGAGGGTCGGGCATTACGAGATACCGGCGAGTCATTCACCCGGAACTGTCCAAGACGGGCACGTGCGGCTTGTGCGTGGTCGCAGCCGACAGGGTGTATTCGATAGCGGCCCTTATGCCCATTCACGGCAACTGCCATTGCACCGTGCTCCCCATCACCGAGGACAACGACCCCGGTTTGAGACTCAACGACGATGACCTGAAACGCATCTACAAGGAGGCGGGCGGCACTACGGCTGCGAAACTCAAGCAGACCCGCGTGCTGACGCTCACCAACAGCGAGATAGGCCCCGTATTGAGCGCCAAGGAAGTCAAGCCACGCAAGGACGTGGAATGGCATCAGCCCGACGCGGATATGACCCGAGAGCAGATTCAACGAATGTTGGAGAGAGCCAACGTGTTCACCGAATACTACCGGAAGGTCGAATCGACCGGAAAGGCCGAACACTTCCGCTACGAGGAGCACACCTACCATTTCGAACCTTCGCCGCACCTGAAACAGGCGCTGGCGGCAAACCTTGCGTTCGCGCAACAACTCAGGGCGAGGCTCCGTCTCGCCGCATAACAGCAACCAAGTTGAAAGGAACCATCCCTGATGGCTGACAACGAGAACACCCCCATCGTCGCAACGACCGTGGACGGTGAGCCCGGAACGGGCGAACAGAACGACACCACGCCGAAGGCCGACAGCAACGACCTTGCCGACAAGGTGTCCATGTGGCAGGCCATGAGCCGCGAGAACGAGAAGAAGAGCCATGCGAACCTGAAGCGCGCCACCGAAGCGGAAAACAAGTTGGCCGACGTGGAGCACCAGTACGCGCAGGCTCAGGCCCAGATCGCCAAGCTCAAGGCGCAGGCCGCATACCCGCAGCTCACCGATGAGGTGTTCGCCGCCCTTGCACCCAAGGATGCGGACGCCGAAGCCATCGAGGAGTGGGCGAAGAACGCATCCCAGTTCATTCTTCCCGCGCAGACCGAAACGGTTGCCGACGATGGGAAGAAAGAAGAACAGCAGCAGCCCCTGCCCGCCTCCGTATTGGAGGGATACAGCCATACGGCGCCTCATCCTCAAGGTTCGACGGCCAGTGGCGGATTGACTGCCGCATACGATTACGGGCGCAAGTTCGCGTCCATCAACAACGACAAAAAGTAAGGAGAACCCCAATGGCTAACCCCGTGGAAATGGTTCACACCACCGGCTATACGGTGCCGCAGGACGACCAGTCCTGGCTTATCAACCGCATCACCGATGGCATTCGTGAGGCGCAGCTTGATCTGAGCCTGTTCACCGGCGACAAGGAGAAGGAGAAGAAGTACTTCGCCTCCATCGACCCGGATGATTTCAACGCCTGGCTGAAGTCAGGCATTCCGGTCGCCAAGGTCACCAGCACCGGCCTGTTCGGCCCGTATGACCCGGCCGCCACCGATGGCCGCCAGCTCAAGGTCGCCGGCTTCCTTGAAAGCCAGCAGCACGTGGTGTTCACGCGCTCCAGCTTCGAGAACCAGTATCCGACCGCCGGCGTGCGCTACATGGCCGTCATCGACCGCAACAACCTGCCGGTCACACTGGCGGAAGGCACCGTTTTCGAGGGTCTTATCCTCGACTACGACAAGTCCGCTGGCGGCGATGTGAAGGTGCTGTCCCCGTCCGCTGCCGGCACCGCCTACAAACTGCCCAACGCCACTGCAAGCGCACTGGGTGGCGTCAAGCAGGCCGCGAACGTCGCCAACCTCGCAACCAGTGCCGACGCCGCCGCCATCGTCACTGCGGTCAACACCCTGTTCGTCAATCTGCGCACTGCCGGTGTCATGGCCGCTAAGTGACCTTAATCATTCGTTTTCTGAAACCCGCCCCATGTGGCGGGTTTTTTTATACCTGAAAGGAACATCATGGCCCTTATCAACAAGGACATCATCACGCCCGCTGAAGCGTCGGCCATCGTGCTTGGCGCATATCAGTCCACGCGCGAGATTCTGCCGTTCGGCAAGATTCTGCCGGATGTGATGAACCCGACCGGTCTGAACGTGAGCTGGATTCCGAACCAGCCGCGCTTCGAGGTCGAGGAAATGAAGTATTCGACGTGGGATGCCGAAGCCCCGTATGACAAGACCACCGGTGGCGGCAAGAAGTCCTATACGGAGATGCTGCCGCTGCGCAAGCGCCACCGTATCAGCGAGCACGACATCGCAGCCGGACGTGTCGCCGCCACCGCCTCCGAGGCTTCCGACGAGCTGCGTGAGGCTCTTGCTCGACTCGGCACCGAAATGGCCTACCGTACGGAGAAGGCCAACGTCGCCGTCGCCGTGGACGCCAAGCTCGGCATCGACGAGTCGGACCTGACCGCCAACTGGGATTATGCGCGAGACGCCTCGCTCGCCGTCGAACTCAAGACCAACAACCTGTGGTCCAACGCGGCAAGCGACCCGATCAAGGACCTGCGCAAATGGAGCGACCTCGTGTACAAGGCCGAGGGCACCCGCCCGCGCGTCATGGTCACGACCCGCAAGGTCATGAACACGCTCATGGAGAACGCCGCCGTGATGAAGTACTTCTACGCGGGTCAGGCCCAGTCGGACATGCTGCCCGCCTTCATCGGCGAAGCCCAGGTGCGTGGCGTTCTTTCCTCCTATGCGAATATTAGCGACGTTCTGCTCGTTGATGAGACGTATGAGGAGTTCGCCCGCCAGCAGAAGATCATCCTGCCGGGCGGCGTCGCCTCCTTCTTCCCGGAGAACACCGTCCTGTTGCTGCCCGGCCTGAACGACACCGGCCTCGGATACACGGCCCTCGGCCCGACCGCCGAAGCCAAGCAGTCCACCGTGTACGGCATCAGCCGCCAGTACGATGCCGGCCCGATCGGCGCCATTCTCGACATCCCGTCCGCCACGCCGGGCTACGAGGCTTACGTGAACGGCACGATGCTGCCGGTTCTCGTCCAGTCCAACAGCACGTTCAAAGCGACCGTCCTCAACGGCTGAGCTTAAGGAGCCAGCATGTCCACGACGCTTATCGACAACATCGACTGGTTGAAGTACATGCGGCTCAACGCGACCGGGGAGCCGGAACTGTTCGACAAGGACACCGGCTTCCCCGATTCGTGGGTGAGGCAGCAGTGCCGTAAGGCCGCGTTGCTGTGCATGGCCGAATGCCCGAACGTGTACGCGCGGCTGCGCAGGCGGAGGCTGAGCGAATCGGATTTTGCCGGCGTGGTATGCGACATGGTTCTCCGTCTCGCCCGCCAGTACAAGTACAAGGCGGAATCGAACGGCAACTACTCGTACACGCGGCGCGACGACCAGCCGGTGGCTCCGGGCTACAATCCCAGTCCCCGACTGTTCGTCGCCAAGGACGAGAAGGCCATACTCGCCGGCTACACCAGTTCGCAGGGCGGCGGGCACATCAGCCTCGGCTTCGACCCCGGTTTCGGGGGCTGACCATGAGCCACCTGTATGACGGGGAGCAGCCCGAGGAGACCCACCTGTTCGATGACGTGGAGACCGAGCCCCGTATAACGGACGATCTACTGCCTGTCTCTTATACACATCTGACGCTGCCGACGAATAGCCTTGTGTAG